TCGATCTCGCCTGTCGGTCGGGGTCCAGTGACGACTCGGACGTTGCGTGCCATATCAGCCCCTCATGCCCCATGCGCCGATGCCCGCCGAGCCGAGCCCGAACAGGCCCGACATGATCGCGTTCGACTGCGCCTGCTGGGCGTTGTAGCGGTCGAGTTGCGCCTGGTAGGCGTTCCACATGTTCCCGCTCACGTCGGTGTTCGCGGAGTTGACGTTCGCAGCCCCCTCGAACTGCGGCATGTCCACCTGAGAGCTTGAACGCAGCGCGTTGAACTCGTTGAGCGGCAGCGCGCGGTTCGCGTACAGTTCCTGCATCGTCTGCGCGCGCTGGCGGCCCGAGATGTCGGCGAGCATTCCGGTCTCGGCCGCACCCGCGCCAATGGCCGCATCGCGCGCCTGACCGTAGTCGAAGCTGCGTGCGCGGTCCTCATCGAACTTCGCGTTCTGCCACGCCTCGTTGCCCTCGGTGATGCCCTGGTTCGCCATGCGCGTGCGGAACGCTTCCTCGCGCTGCTGCCATTGCGGGTCGAGGTAGGCCGTCTGGCGGTTGTAGAGCGCGTCCTGCGCCTGCTGGCGCGCGGCGAGCAAGTCATCCGCCCCGTAGAGCTTCGGCGCGCTCGAGGTGTCGAGCGGCTGCGCGTAGTTCTCGCCGACGCGGTTCATCATCCCCTGCGCGACGTTGCCGAGTTCGCGCGACTGCGCGAGCTGCTGGTCGTAGAGCGCCTGCGCATCGGGCGCGAGCTTCACGTCCTGCCGGTAGATCGGCGCACCGCTTGGATCGGTTCCGGTCACGGTGAACTCGCTCGACCCCGCGGGGGTGTAGGTGTTCGTGCGGTTCAGGGCCGCGTTGTAGGCTGCGGTGTCCTGATTGCTGCGCGTCTGCGCGGCAGACACCACGTTCGGGTCGGGTGCCTTCGGAGCCTTGCCGCCCTTCTTGCACTCGGCGATGGGGCCGTCGTACTCGTAACTGTCGGCCTCGAGCACTTCGCTCGTCGCCATGTCGATCACGACGCGCGTGTAAATCCTCATAGCTTCATCTCCACCATCGTTCCGCTTCGTTTCGGAGCATTCCCAACACGATTACGTCCTCGCCCGTCACCAGCGCCTCGCGCAGCCGGCCCTCTTCCACGAACCCCAGATGCCGGTCGAATCTCAGCGCGTCGGCATTCGACGCCGGCACGTAGCCCGACACGCGCCGGCAGCCCAGCTGCACGAACGGGTAGCGGAATGCCACGCGCAGAAATTCGCGGGTCATCCAACGTCGTCCTGGCACCGCCGCAATGTGCATGGCGATGTCCGCACCCGAAAAAAGGTTGAATACGACCACCGCCAGCAGCTCGCCGTCGTCCTCGAGCCCGATCGCCTCGCACCATTCGCCCCACGACTCCACATGCGGAATCCGCTGCCGCGCCCATTCGGCACAGCGGTCGCGCTCGTTGAGGATGACGCGGCGCACTCACAAGCGTCCGCCGGCTTCGTAAACCACGTCGGTCGCACTCCACGTCACCTCGACGCCATCGGTGATCGTCTTGAGACGCGGTGCGAGCGCAAAGCCCTCACCCGCCACGCCGAACCAACTGCGATACACCGCGGCGGCCTGCGCCCATGCGGCGGACCACACCCCGCCCCACGGATCGCCGGCCCCGCCCTGGATGGTCTGCAGCGCCAGCGTGGCATTCGCGCCGTAGTCGGTATCGACGCCCACGGCCACTTCAGCGGCCCCGGTGATCGACAGGATCGGGCGCATGAGGCTTAGTTGCTTCGTCTGTCCACGCGCCCCGAAGTAGTTGAACGCCTGCCGGCAGTCGGTCGAGATCGAGTCCCCGCCGTCCTCGCTGCCGCTGTCGGCGATCACGAGGATCCCGGCCCCGCCCATGTAGAGCGTGTCCTTCGCGACCCCGAAGCAGAACGCATCCCAGCCCGTGTAGCGGCACCACGCGCCGGTCTGGGTGTTCATCACGTACTGGCGCGAGGTGGAGTTCTCGAGCGTCGGCACGTTGCAGATGAGCTTCGATCCCGTGGGGTGGACTTCGATCTGCCAGCCGAAGCGCGTGCCATGCACGGCCACATCTGCATTGATGAGGTCGCGGATCTTGTCCGAGATGCTCGAGGCGTTCTCGGCGCGATCACTGGCAATCGCGCGACGCAGCGACACGATCCCGTCCGCGCAGGTGATGAGTGCATCGGCGCCGAACTTGCACCATGCGCGCTGGCCCTTGCAGACCGGGCGCCCGATGCGAAAGTGTGCAGCACGCACCCAGTCGGCCGGGGTCGCGGGATCCGTCCCGGCGTAGGCAATCACCTCGCCCTCGGTCGAAACGAAGGCGATGTAGTCCGTCAGGGCGTCCGCGGCATCGGTCACGGTCACGATCGAGTTGAGCGAGCCGCCCAACTTGAAGAACGAGCCCACGTTGAGCTTCGTCATCGCGCCCGACTTTGTACGCACGGGCAGGTAGTACACGTTGAACGTGTTCTTCTCCCCGTACCAGATCCGCTCGGCATAGACCGCGTTAGTGAACAGGTCGTCCGTGCCGGCGAGGTCGGCGTGCGTGAGCGTCGCCGTGCTCCAGGTCGTGCCGTCGTACTCGAGCGCAGTATCGACGCCGTTCACCATCAACAGGAACATGCCACCCGCGGTGCCATAGTTCACGTAGTCCCAGCGGCTGTTCGTGATCGCCTGCACGGTCGGGCCGGAACTGCCCACGACGGCCGTCGAGATCGCACCCGCCGTGGTCGCGTCGATGATGAGATCGTTCGTGGTGTTGACCGCGACGAAGATCTTCGTGGCTGCGTGGCCCGTGTAGACCACCACCGTCTCGCAGTTGCCCGTGAACGTGCAGTGCGCTGTGTAGCCGTTGCGTACGGCCACGTCGGTGGTGCGGGGGAACCAGTTGTCGAGCACGAGCGCGTCCTCGGGCTCCATGTTCGCGACCGAATCGCGCGCATTGAGCCCGCCGATCGGTGGCGGCAGTGATACCGACTTCGAGCGCGGCGCGCCGCGGGGCTTTTGTAGGAGGGCTTGCCTCACGAACCAATCACCCGCGGGATCGCGGTCGGCAAATCACTGCGCGTCTCGTGCAGCGTGAGGATCGGCTTCGTGCCATCGCGCGCCATCGCATCGGCCACCTGCCGCTCGTGGTGCATGTGCTCCTCGGCGTAGTCGAACCCCTTCGCCTTGCGCCAGCGCCACAGCAGCCCCGAGAGGAGCAGTTCGTCGTCCACGAGTCCAAGATCGGTATCGGCCGCGAACGCATCGCGATACGTCGTTCCAGCAGAATCCGTACACCAGTAGCGCGACACGTACTCGAACGCGCACGTATGCCCCGCGGTCGGGGTCGGGATGAACAGCAGTTCATTGCCCCGCAAGCGGTACTCGTAGAACGGACTCGCGAACGTGACCGCCTTGTAGCCCTGCCAGATCCGGCCCGGCCGCGGACCGAGCACGGGTTCCCCGGTGGTGCGGTTCCAGATCGTGTCGTTGACGATGTAGCGCACCAGTTGGCCGCTCACGATGTCCTCGAGCGCGCCCTGCGATTCCGCAGCCACCGTCGTGAACGTGGCCTCGCGCGTGAGTGCCTGCCACGCATACCTGCGCGACAGATCCCGCCCCTCGCTGTTCGCAAGGGCCAGCATCAGCACGGCCGTCTGGTCGGTCGCCCCCACCACCGCCGAGGGCTGCGGGAGCGACAGCTCGGCGCACGCAGCACGAACGATGGCGAGCAGGTTCATGCGCGCTTCTTACCGGATTGTGCTTCGAGGGCCGAGAGCCGCTGCTCGAGCGTTTCGATGCGCGTGTTCTTGTTGTCCAGCTCGGCGCGCAGGGCCGTGATCTGCTCGGCGGCCTTGTTCGCGTCGCGGCTCTCGATGTACGTCTTGGCCTTCGCCTTCAACTCTCGAGCCCCCATGCCGACGCGCTGCATCGTGGGCTCGTTCATGTTCGCCACGTCCTCGACGGTGCGAACACCCGCAGCGATGCAGTTCTCGGCCTGCGCCTTCGACAGCGACGGCCATTGCCGCACCGACAGGCCCAACTCGGGCTCGGACTGTCCAGCCTTGAACGCCTGATGCTTCTCGCGGAAGTGCCGCGCCCACTCGGCCGGGTAGGTGCCGTTCTGCACCAGACGGTCGAGGTCGTTCAGCCATTCGTCAGCCAGCTTCTCGACGGTGTCCTTGCAGCCAACCTGGCGCACGATCACGTAATCGACATCGCGCATCACGAGGCCGCCGGCCTTGATGGTGGCGTTGCGGTCTTCAATGGCGCGCTGCTCGAAGGTGACGAAG